CACCGACCGTTATAAAGTAGTGCAGAATGAAGACGCCTTCGCCTTTACAGATAAACTGTTAGGCGAAGGCGTTTCTTATGAAACCGCAGGCTCCCTACAGGATGGGAGGCGCATCTGGCTGCTTGCAAAGCTCCCACAGCGTTACATCATAAGCGGGGATGAAATCACCCCGTATCTGGTTTTTATGAATACCCATGATGGAACAGGGGCCATTAAGGCGGCTATGACACCTATCCGCGTGGTATGCATGAACACCTTGAACCTGGCCCTGTCAGAAGCAAAGCGTTCCTGGTCCACCAACCATACAGGGAATATTGCCGGAAAACTGGAGGATGCGCGCTATACCCTGCTGTATGCAGACCAGTACATGGGGGAACTGGGGAAATCCATTGACCGGATGCAGCAGATGAAGCTTTCCGAGCGTCAGGTTATGGAATACATTGACGCTTTGTTTCCGTTATATGATAATCCCACGCAGCAGCAGCGGAAGAATCTGCTCCGTATGAAAGAGGATATGAAAGCCAGGTATTTTGATGCCCCTGATTTGAAGCATGTGGGTAAGAACGGGTACCGCTTCATGAATGCGGTGTCTGATTTTGCAACCCATTCCAAGCCTTTGCGGTGCAGTGCGAATTATAAGGAAACCCTGTTCGCAAAGACGGTGGAGGGGAATCCGCTGATTGACAGGGCTTATTCCATGCTTATGGCAGCATGATGGGATGCCATGATAGATTGCGGCGTGTTAAAACGGGAATGAAGGCCATGGTCTGTACCATTTCTGAATTTTATATGGAGGTAAAAGATGAACCGGGGATTACAGGATAAAAGAATTGAGGATATGATGGAACGGCCCATTCCAAGGAAAAAGGTGGGGATTGTCCATCTGCAGATGGTAAAAGAAAGCCGTACCCTTTATGGGATGGGGAGGTTTACAGAGCCGGGGAGAGCCGTAAGAATGATAGCGCCCTTGGTTGAAAAGGCAGACAGGGAAATGGTGATGGCCCTGTCACTGAATACGAAACTGGAGCCGCTGGCCCTGGAAATAGTCTCTGTCGGAGGAGTAAATGCGTGCAGTGTGGATTACAGGGATATTTTCAAGCATTCAATCCTTAACAATGCCGCTTATATCATGTGTTTCCATAACCACCCTTCCGGTGACCCGGAGCCCAGCAGGGAAGACAGGATGATTACCAGAAGGTTGGAGGAGTGTGGAACGCTTTTGGGGATTCCTTTGATTGACCATATCATAGTAGGCGATGAAAGCCGTTTCTACAGTCTGAGGGAGCACGGAGAGATTAGCCTTGCGGATAAGGAGGTGGCCTGATGCCT